GCGTTATTAATCCATGGAATCACTGCTACACCTAAACCATCATAATCTAGTACAGTAGGTTTCATAATAATGTTTACATTACTGGTAAAATAACCAAGCAACTCTTTGAGGCTGCACAACTCGTTAGTGTTTTTGAAATAGACATCATGATTTCCGGGTATAATATCCATGGTAATGCTGGCATCACGCATAGGCTCAAGAAAATGCTTACGATTAGCATTGAGTGCTTTAAAGTTAACGAATTTTCTGTGCTCATAATAGTCTCCCAAATGCAAGATATTCTTAATGTTATGTTCTTTCAAATAAGGAAAGAATATCTCCTCGTAAAATCTCTCTTGATACTTTAGAAAAATATCTGATGAATTTCTTACACCACAATGTGTGTCATTTAATATAGCTACTTTCATATTATACCATAAACAATTCTAGTTTTTCTTTTTCTTTTTCTGCTTTCGCAAATTCTTTGATCTTATCATCTTTTACTCTTATCTTATCGATTCTTTGTCTAAGAGTATCTACATATTCCAGTGTTTGTTGTGCACCAGCATCATCCATTCCCATAGCAGCAAAGTCTTCAATTCCCATTTTTTCGATAAATCTGAATTTAATTTCTTGTTGCTTTTTCTCTTTAGTGATTCTACGAATAAATGCAAAGAAACATATTTGTGTAAAATAAGAGAACGCATTAGGATTACCAGTCCTTGTTGCCGTTTCTATTTTATAGTTATTAATTGCGCGTAGACAATTTTCTACACCATCCATAACCATCTCTTCACGATAAGTGTACCGAACAAAGTTCGGTCTGTGAGACAGGCCTTCTGATATTTTCATGAAGCAGGTTGCAATATAATTAGTTACTGTAGGAGTGACTTCGCCTGCATCCTTTGAGGCTCTTGCTGAAATCGCGTAATCCATAACAGCTTGAGAAAATTCCTTATTGTTTACGTAGTGTGGTTTATCTTTTGGTTTGATTTTTTTAGTCATGTGTTTCTCCCGATAATAGTATATTATAACATAGTATACAACAAATGTACACAGTTATTTTCATTAAATTAATTTAGTTTTTTTGCATAAAAAGGTGTACAAATCGTCAAAAGCGTGATATAATATAAGAGTCCACTTGAGGCCAGGGGTATACTAATGTATTGTTTTAGGCTCTGTTTCATCAGATTCGTATTGTTCTTGGATATCATCTTCAAAGGTATCATAATCATAAGTCCCTATAGTATCTCTAATCTCATCTTGACAAGAATACTTTATATACGACTCTTTCGTCTCAGATACAACCTCGGTATGGTTGATCACAAAGCGTTTCATGATTTTAAACACTTTCTTGTCGGAAAATGGAAACCAATCTGCAAAAGTCCACATACCAGCAGGTGAAGCCTGCACGGCCGCAGGCCGTTCTACAATGAACGCATGCTCGCTCGCCGACTGAACATAACAAATAATGTTTTCGCCGTTTGTTAGTTTAAAATGTCTTACATCTACTTCTTCGATTGATTCCATTTATATATTTATACCATGTATTTTATAGTCAAATTTTTCTCTACTGTATATTCTGATACGCTCTCCAGCATGATTTAACGTATAATTCTTTCGGGCCTTCCAATGTAAATCATCAGCAATATCATATACCTTAGTATCTATACCATCTGCAGACTTCCTTAATCCACGTCCGATACTTTGAAGAACCCTAATTTGAGACTTACTCGGTGAAGCAAAAATAATGTTGTGTAAACGCTTAATATTAATACCTGTAGAAAAAGTGCCCATACTAGCGACAATAATCGCGTCGTCCTGCTTCTCTGTAATCGCTCGAATCTCTTCCCTCGTATCCACGTCGGTCTCACCTGAGACATAAAACAACCTCCTCGTATTTCTTGGTAATTCATCAAACTTTTTCTTTAATAAATCGTGCAATGGTTTTCCGTGCTTATCGACAAACTGGAATAATATCAGCGAGTTCCCTTCTTGATCCATCGCTAAATTTGCTATAAAATTATTCCGCGGTTCGTATTTTACAATAAAGTCAATCTCTTCTTGGTACTTCATCTTCGATACTAATCTGCAATGTTCATCACTATATTTCAATAACAAGACAAATATGTCCAGTTGTGACAATGAGTTTTCTTCAATCAGCTTTTTAGTAGTAGTGACTTTATGCACAGGGCCAAATAGACCTTCTAAAACTAACTGATGTGTCTGTGTGCCATCTAATGTTCCTGTTGTTCCTAAACGATATTGTGCATTCACGCACTTTTCCAATATAGCAGTTAAAGACTTAGCTTTAAAATTATGCGCTTCATCACCAATCACCATGCCGTAATTTTCAAACCATGGGGTCTGCATTTTATATATTGATTGCCATGTAGTAATAATTACACGGTGCTTTAAGTTATACTTTTCTTTGCCTGAATATATTTTATGGCAATTAGATTCTACCGACCATTCGTCGTTTGTGGAATAATCGCCAAAGTCTGAATACATTTGTTCAACTAGCGATGTTGTAGGCACAATAAGCAATACGTTTCTGTCATACATCTCTAAAAAATATCTAACAGCTAAATATATAATTAAACTTTTACCAGAAGCTGTAGGACTTAATAACAAAGAACTTTTATTAGTCAGCGCATGTGAGAGCGCACTTAGTTGATAATCTCTAGGTGTTATACTATCTCCGTTAGCTGTGAGCGTCACCTGTTTCAGCAAACTTTCAATATCATGAAGTTCTTCAATGTCGGGCCGTCCATACATAGAATTATCTTCTACTATAAACTCATAATTGCGGGCATTCGCAAATTCAATAAGGTACTTATAAAGTCCCGCGTAAATTTGTTTTTTTCTTAAATCGTACAATCGTATCTTACCATCCCACATACGATTTTTGTATGACGGCATAAACTTATAACCTGGTACATAAAAACAGAAGTGTTCTGACAACTCCATTTCTATTCCTGGTTCAGTTATAACACTTAGAAATACCTCGTTCTTTTTCTTAACGACTATTTTTTCCATTACATCCCGCTAGTAAATTTGTTCCATTCAATAATATTTTTAATGTTCTGATGTCTCCACTTAATGTTGTCAAGTATTTCTTTTAAAGTGTCAACTAGTTCTTGTGTGTAATGCATTTTAGCTTGATGTTCTTGAATGAGTGGGTCCGCATCGTACCACTTATCCATATCCCCTTTCAGCACTGTAAGTCCGTTCAAAGGATCGTAACCCCATCCTTTAGAATCCATTTCTTCTTGCGTGAGTTTACCGTTATAGTGCATGAATTTATCTTTCAATAAGACTTTAAATTCTAAGTCAAGCTTTTTAAATCTAAGTTTATTTATTGAGTATAACTCTAGGTACTTCGAATGAAGCTTTGCCGAATCTCTTGCCGATTGGTCTAATTGAAGCTCGTCTATAATCGAGTCTTTTTTCCACATCTCAAGTATTGTTTCTAAATTATTCATAATATCTCCATAGTATATCTATATGTGTACAAACACCGCCAAAAAGTAAACTGATGTGTTTACTTGATTTCGTAGTATGTATACTTTAATGTCACGTCAGCTTGCAGGTATTCTATGTCCGTCTGCTGAGTAGAAAATTCAACAGCAGATAGATTGGTAGGAAAACAGTCTCTAAAAGTAATCTCTTTCGTGACGTTATTATGGCTACTCAAAATGGATAGAGTTGCATCAGACTTAAACACTTCACCTTTTCCAACGATGTTATGCATCCAATTGAACATCTCAATATAGTTTTCCATATCTTCCGTTACGTTGAATCTTATAGCAAGATCGCCAAAGGCAATCCTATCACCAGTAAAAGCTAAATTAGACCCCTTGTAGGGATTAGGAGCTTCGCCTAATGATAAGTCTGGAAGAGTTACAGCTGTACAAAAATACTCAACATTAGCATATTGAGTAGAATCTATTTTAAATTGAAATCCGGTAGGACTCAAAAAGTTTTTATTTTGTGTAGTCATATATCTATTTATACCAATCTATCTGCTAAGAGTTAATTATTTTTCGTTAACAAACTCATTCAGCTCTTTTGCTACAGAAATAACATCAGATGCCTTTAGTTGTCTAGCAGGTAGAACTTTTGGGTTATCCTCATTTCTACTGTTGTGTTCGTGAACCTGATCAATTTTCCTGTGGATATTTCCCTCAAGTATTCCTTGAGCTTGGTTTAGTAAGTCGGCTCGAATCTCGAACCCTGATTTTCCATTTGACATATTAGTCTCCGTGTGTGTGTTGTCCATCATTAGACACTTTTATTTATAGGCATAAAAAAAGGGACCCGAAGGTCCCTTAATCGCATATCTAATTAAAGATTAGCTGTTCTGCATGATTCCGTCTACTCTAAAGATTCTAAAGTATGGGTTTTCTCTTGCAGTACCAGTACCGTTAGCGGCTACATATGGGTTAGCGACCATGCCGTATCTAGTTTTAAAACCGATTCTTGGCTGGAAGTCTTCTTCACCAATTGCTTTAACCATAGTTAAAGGAACGTATGGGCAATAGAAGATACCTGCGTCATATGGAGTATTACCTCTGTAACCTACAGTTACGTAGTCAGGGTTAGTACCAGTTGCATATGGATCAACATATACTTTGAACTTACCGTTAAGAACACCAGCAAAAGTATTACCAGTATCATCAACATTCAGTGAAGTATTCAAAGCTGGGCTGTAGTCAAGCATTCCAGAAGCTGCTAGGATTGAAGCAACATCAGAAGAACAGATAACATAGTTGCCTTTTCCTCTTCTTGTTTCTTTAGCAATAACATTAGCTTCTCTTTCGATCTGTACAATAAGACCTTTTGCTTTTTCAGCCAACCATCTGCCGTCTGAATCAGTGTGCAAGTTAAAGATACCCTTAACAGCAACGCTTGATTGTCCAGCACCTAGCTTAGCTTTTTGGTTTACAGTTCTAACAATTTCTCTGTTGATTTCCGCAAGGATTTCAGAAGAAAGGATGTTAGCAAGTTCACCTTCAGCGTCTAGACCGTGTACAGCTTTAAGATCTTGTGCAAGTTCCATTGTGTACTCAGCTTTAAGAGCTCTTGACTTAGCAGTAACAGTAGACTTATCGATTGAGAAAGCCATCTCACCGAAAGTAGTACCGCCGCCATCACCTAGTGCTTCAGATTGAGCAGTAGTTAGACCACCACCAACTGTTGAGAAAATCTCACCAGCAGTTTCACCAGTATTCAAATCACCGTCACCACTATCAACAGCAGCTTCTAGACCAGAAGGACCTGCTTCTTGAGTACCGCCACCTGAGAAAGCTGTATTAGCTTCATTAAACAATGCTTCAGTACCGTCTTGAGTGCTATAGTTTGACTTCATAGCAAAGATAAGACCAGTAGGACCTGACATAGGTTGTACACCAGCGATATCATAAGCGATAAGGTTAGGCATAGCTCTTCTTACTAAAGAGATAAGAACAGGATCAAATCCTGCAATCTCACCTGCAGTAGCACCCATACCAGCGCCTACGGCATTAGCATGTACTTCTGAGATCATGTTACCTCTAACAGCATGAGCTTCTTCTCTTGCTGCGATTTCTTGGTTCTCTAACAATCGAGCAGTTACTGCTGCTTTATGACTGTCTTGAATTGATGGAACATCTGCGTGCCCGAGAACTGGAGCCCACTTTTCCATTAAGTTTTTGTCTGCGTTAAACATTTTTTGTTTCCCCTATATAGACTATTTGTTATATTTTGAAATAGCTTGAGTGTATCTAGCCATAACATCACTGATATCAGCCGGAGCCTCGTCAGTACCAACTAAGTTTTGAGCTTCATCTACTGATTCTTGAACTTCAGATCTGAAGTATGATTCTTTAACAACATTCACTTTCATTTCGAAAGATTCTGCGTCGTCAAAATCAATATCTTCTACCAAAGATGCAAGCTTTTCAGCTTCAGTCAATGCTAGCCCAGAAGATGCATTTCTTACAACTTCGGCTCTTTCCAATAAGGAAACAGACTCAGTCAGTGCGATATTATCTTCCGTTGATTTATTTAATGATTCTTCCAGTTCAGCAACTTGGTCGGCTAATTCGTCGACTAGGTCTACCTTACCTTCAGGAACCTCGATATAGTGCTCTTTGAACACTGATTGTAGAGAAGCCATAAAGTCCTCAGCAATCTCAGTCCTAAGACCAGTACTTACTGCAACTTCGTTCTCTGTCATCCAGTTAGTAACAACATAGTTAAGATAAGAATCTACCTTTTCTACGAGCTCTGACTTGATTTCAGTTACTTCTTCTTCAAGATTTGCGACATACTCAGATTCCAGTCTATCAATCTCTGCACTTACTTTGGACTTCAAAGCAGCTTCAAAGATGATTCCAGCTTTTGCTTGGAAACCATCGGATAGTGTAGCTTCTTCAGCCACTAATGATTCTAAATCTTCAGAGTAGTCAATATGGTCGACATTTACGTCTTCCTTAACTGGCTTCTCTTCTTCTTCGTCATCACCATGATCACTTTCCACGGTTTTCATAACACTAGCATAAATCTTTTGTGCGTCTAGTTTTTTTGATTTCTTCAACATATCATTTACTGATGCCATAATAGCAGCCTTAGTTTTAGGCATTTCGACTACAGGTTTTTCGTCTTCGTCGTCATCCTCATCGGAATCTTCCTTAACTTCTTCTTCGTCTTCGTCGTCTTCATCAGACTCCTTGACTTCCTCTTCGTCATCATCCTTCTCTTCAGCTTCTTTTCTAGCTTTAGCTTCTATGATTTCTTCGTCTTGAACTTGTTCGTCTTCAACGAGCTCCTCACTTTCTGATACGTCTTCGACTAAACCATATTTATTTTCGTCATTAGACATAATTTATTCTCCTATTAAGAATTTACAAGTTTAGAGAGGAAATTCTTAAAAGCTTTAATCTCTACATCAGATGATCTCATGTTTCGAGCTTCCTTGATTTCAGTCTCAATTTTCTCAACTTCTTGTGGGCAAAGTACACCATTATTCCATACCCAATCAACACCTTCCATAATTCCATTGACAAATGCCTCTGGAGCTGAAGGGTCCTGAACGATATCTACGGTAGACAACATAAAGTCATCTTTCACATACATAGTGCCATTTTTTTGCACAAGACTTCCCATACCACGACTTGATACACCAAGCTTAACGCCACCTTCGAGAAGACCTTTTACGATCTGTCCCATAGGGGTTTCTAAGATTGATGCCTTTCCAATAACATTACTTCCGTCAAATTTGAGTTCAGTAATCTTATGTGAAACTTTATCTAAGTTAATAGTAGGACCTTCAGGGTGGTTTAATTCCCCAACGGCTCTACCTTGACTTACTTGTTCTTTTACATATTTGTTAACTGCATTTTCTAAAATGCTCTTTTCATATATCCGGCCATTTCTATTCTTGGCATCGGCTTGCATGAAAACACCCTCTATGCAAAGGGTCTTTTTACCGTTAACTTTCTCTTCAATAACCTCTAGGTTACTGTCGTTATATTCTGCTATAAGTTTCATTTACTTATTTCCGTTGTTATTCCTCTTCTTTAGAGGCCTGCCTGTCTTGTAATGAAGAAGCAATTTCAATCTTCTTTGCATCAAGAGCAGCAGTTAATTT